AAGATGATTGAACTAGAACCAGAACTAAGTAATATGCTTCAAGTCTATCAAAACTCCATATATAACCCTATAACAGGATCTGTATATAGAGCACTATCATCTGAATCTTACACAAAAGAAGGTTTAAACTCTACATTTATTGTCATAGATGAAGTCCATGCACAGCCAAATAGAGAGTTATATGATGTATTATCCTTATCTATGGGTGCTAGAACTGAGCCAATGTTGGTAGGTATTACCACAGCAGGCTCTAAATATGACTCTACAGGTAAAGAATCTTTGTGCTACACTATGTATCAAAGAGGTATTCAGATAGCAAAAGGCGAAGTTGAAGATCCTTCTTTCTTTTTTGCCTGGTATCAGGGTGATGAAAAACTAAATTACAAAGATGAATTGAATTGGATTATGGCAAACCCATCATTAAATGATATTCTCAGTATAGAAGATATGAAGTCTGCATCTTTGCTAACTCCACAAAATGAGTTTATGACAAAGAGACTTAATCTCTGGACAAGTAATACTGAATCTTGGATACCTTCTGATTTATGGGATAGTTTAATTTTAAAGAATAGAAAGATTATTCCTGGAGAAGACTGTATCATAGGTTTTGATGGTTCTTTTTCTGGAGATACTACAGCAATTGTAGGATGGTTCTTAGGAGATGAGAAACCACATGTAAGAGTTTTAGGAGTTTGGGAACTACCAGATGTAGATCCAGACCCTATGTGGCATGTAAATGTTGCAGAAGTAGAACAAACAATTATTGATGCCTGTAGAGATATGGGAGTAAATGTTTTAGAAGTTGTGTTTGACCCATCTAGATGGCAACGCACAATGATGATTTTAGAAGAACAGGGGCTACCTATTATTAGTTATCCTAATACAGCAGAGCGTATGGTTCCAGCAACTCAACGCTTTTATGAGGCGGTAGTTAATCAGTCCTTTACTCATGATGGAGATGAAGTACTGAATAGACATATAGCAAACTGTGTAACTAAGACTTCAAGTAGGGGTATTATGGTTTCAAAGAGCACAAATAAGAAGAAGATTGACGCAGCAGTTGCTTCTATATTTTCTTTTGATCGTGCAATGGCACCAAAACCTAAAAAGCCTGTAGCAAGATTCTATTCAATATAAAGGAGAAAAATGAAAAAACCTAAAGTAGATATGACCATAGTAACAGAAGTTGTTGGATTAGGTCTTGTAGGATATGGACTATTCTTAGTTCTACCTGCGCTTTCATTTATTGTTGTAGGGGCATTTTTAATTTGGGTAACGGAGAAGGAATAATATGTCAACTGCAGGTGTTTATAATTTTACCTTGGACCAAGGATCAGTGTTTTATATAAACCTAGTCTATAACAATCCTGATGGAACTCCAATTAATTTAACTGGCATGACTGCCAGAATGCAAGTTGCTCGTAGTTTTACAGCCGTTAAAGATTTAACTTTGAGTTCTCCAAGCAACGGAATAGTAATAACACCGTTAACAGCAAACATTGCAGTTACAATTACTGATGAACAAACAGCATTACTAGGTTCTGGATTTTATGTCTATGATTTAGAACTTGATAATGCAGGGGTTATAGATCGTATTATTCAAGGAACCATTACAGTATCTCCACAGGTAACAGTGTGACAAGTATGATACAATGGATAGTTTATCAAAATATTAAGGAGAAGAAATGACCCCAGTACAACCACCTAATGAGATAGTAATAACTTCTCCTGGTCCCCAAGGTGTTCAAGGTGCAAGTGGTCCGTCAGGACCATCTGGCCCTGCAGGTGCAGGTGCCACAGGCGTTACAGGTGCCACAGGTGCCACAGGTGCCACAGGACCTTCAGGTGCTTCAGGTGCTGGAGCAACAGGCGCAACTGGCGCAACAGGAGATACAGGCCCAACAGGGCCTACAGGAGTAACTGGAGATGTAGGTTCTACTGGAGTTACAGGAGACACAGGTGTAACAGGAGATACAGGCCCAACGGGCCCAACAGGTGATATAGGTGTCACAGGGCCTACAGGCCCAACAGGAGACACTGGAGTTACAGGAGATATTGGCCCAACGGGCCCAACAGGAGTTACTGGAGACACAGGCCCTACAGGGCCTACAGGTGTTACTGGTGATACAGGTGTTACTGGTGATACAGGCCCAACGGGCCCAACAGGAGTCACTGGAGACACAGGGCCTACAGGCCCAACAGGAGACATTGGTCCCACTGGTATTACAGGAGATACAGGCCCAACGGGCCCAACTGGTGTAACTGGTGATACAGGTTCTACAGGAGTCACAGGAGATACAGGCCCAACGGGCCCAACAGGAGCGTCAGGTGCCACAGGTGCGACGGGACCTACAGGAGCAACAGGAACTTCAGGAGCAGACGGAGATAGATATGCTACAACATCTACAAGTTCAGTAGCAATTGGAAGCGGTACTAAATCATTTACTCTGGCAGATATAAATGTAGACTATACAATTGGACAAACAGTTATAGTTGCATTTGATATAAATAATTCTATGACTGGAGATGTAACAAATTACAATTCAGGAACAGGTGTTTTAACATTTACAGTATCTACCTTTGTTGGTAGTGGTACATATGCATCTTGGCAAGTAAATCTTGCAGGTTCAGTTGGTATTGCTGGTGCTACAGGCGCTACTGGTCCAACAGGGGCCACTGGCGTTACAGGCCCAACTGGTGTCACAGGAGTAACTGGTGATATAGGTGCAACTGGAGATACAGGCCCTACAGGCCCAACAGGTAATACTGGACCAACAGGTCCTACAGGTGTTACAGGTATTACAGGACCTACGGGTCCAACAGGAGATATAGGTGTAACAGGAGATACTGGACCAACTGGTCCAACAGGTGTCACTGGCGACACAGGTCCTACAGGACCAACAGGCGTTACAGGTGATGCAGGTGTCACAGGTGACATAGGACCTACAGGTCCAACAGGAGTTACAGGCGATACTGGACCTACAGGTCCAACAGGCTCAACAGGAGTCACTGGAGATACTGGAGTCACAGGAGACACAGGTCCTACAGGACCCACAGGAGTAACAGGAGATACAGGTCCTACAGGACCAACAGGAGTTACTGGTGACACTGGTCCCACAGGACCAACAGGAGTCACAGGAGATACAGGACCAACAGGAGTTACAGGCGATACTGGACCTACAGGTCCTACTGGCGTAACTGGCGATACTGGGCCTACTGGAGTTACAGGCGATATTGGTCCTACAGGACCCACAGGTGTAACTGGAGATACAGGCCCAACGGGCCCAACAGGTGTAACAGGAGACACTGGAGCCACAGGAGTTACTGGTGACACAGGGCCTACAGGCCCAACAGGAGTTACAGGTGATACTGGTCCTACTGGTGTAACTGGAGATATTGGCCCTACAGGGCCTACAGGTGTAACAGGAGACACTGGACCAACAGGTCCTACAGGGGTCACTGGAGACACAGGAGCAACTGGTGTAACTGGAGATATTGGTCCTACAGGAGTAACTGGAGATACTGGTCCTACAGGACCTACTGGTGTAACTGGTGATACAGGACCTACAGGCCCAACGGGCCCTACAGGTGATCAAGGTTTAACTGGACCACCAGGACCAACAGGATTTACTGGTGATACAGGCCCTACAGGGCCTACTGGTGTCACAGGTCCTACAGGTCCTACAGGAAGCACTGGTCCTACAGGTTTAACTGGACCAAGCGGAACACCTGCTTTATGGAATTTTACAGGGGCTTACAGTGGTGGGGCATCATATGCCATTGGAGACATAGCAACTTATGATGGATCAACTTGGTATCGTACTGATGCACATGGTGGAAATGTTGGAGATACTCCTTCATTAGTATCACCATATTGGACAGTCATTGCATTAGAAGGTGACATAGGACCTACAGGTTCCACTGGTGTAACTGGTAATACTGGGCCTACAGGCCCAACAGGTGTTACAGGTAATACAGGTCCTACAGGACCTACTGGTGTAACTGGAAATGTAGGAGTTACTGGTGACACTGGTCCTACAGGACCAACAGGAGTTACTGGTGACACTGGTCCTACAGGACCAACAGGAGTCACAGGAGATATTGGACCTACAGGTGTTACAGGAATCACAGGTGATACTGGTCCTACAGGACCAACAGGAGTAACAGGAAACACAGGTCCTACAGGACCTACAGGTGTTACAGGTACTGCTGGGTTTAGCGTTCTTAATGGAATCATTGACCCAACAACTGAAGGTGTCAATGGTGACTTTTATATAAATACTGTAACTAATCAAATCTTTGGTCCAAAGGCTGCAGGATCGTGGCCTTCTGGAGTTAACATTGTTGGACCTACGGGACCTACAGGTGTAACTGGACCTACTGGTAATACTGGTCCTACAGGACCAACAGGAGTTACTGGAGATGCAGGTGTTACAGGACCAACAGGGGCCACAGGCCCAACTGGTATTGGTACAACAGGAGCCACAGGACCTACTGGACCTACTGGAGTTACTGGAGTTGCTGGTTTTAGTGTTCTTAACGGAAGCGTTGATCCAACAACACAAGGCGTTAATGGCGACTTCTACATTAACACTACTAGCAATCAAATCTTTGGACCTAAAGCAGGAGGTACATGGCCTGCTGGAGTAAATCTTATAGGACCTACAGGGGCCACAGGCCCAACAGGAGTAACTGGTGCTACAGGACCTACTGGAGTAGGCACCACAGGTGCTACAGGACCTACAGGAGTAGGCACCACAGGTGCTACAGGTCCTACAGGAGTAGGCACCACAGGTGCTACAGGTCCTACAGGAGTAGGCACCACAGGTGCTACAGGTCCAACTGGACCTACAGGTGTTACAGGGGCCACAGGCCCTACAGGAGCAACAGGTGCTGGTGCACAAGTCACACTTAATGCACAAACTGCAACATATACTGCAGTATTAACTGATGCTGGTAAATTAGTAACAATGTCAAATGCTTCTGCTAACAATTTTCAAATACCAACAGATGCAAATGTTGCTTTTGCAACAGGAACAATTATAAATGTTCAGCAAATTGGAGCGGGACAAACAACTATAGTAGCAGTAACCCCAGGAACAACAACAATAACTTCAGTTGGTGCAACTGCTGCTTCTCCTAAATTAAGAGCACAATATTCACTAGCATCTTGTATTAAGACTGCAGCAAATACTTGGACTGTTGTAGGAGATATTGCCTAATGCTTATCCTTGGTAGTGTAGCCTCAAGTTTTAGAGTACCAGCAGCAGCGCAATTTATTGCAGTTTCTACTGTAAATGCTCCTCGTGTTCAAGTATATCCATGGTCATCATCAGGGTTTGGAACAAAACTTTCTAATCCAGCATATAGCATTCCAAATACTGCTTATGGAGTTGCTTGGAGAGCACAAAGAGATGCTATTGCCACAATTGGCCGTGATACTGCATTTATTAGGGCTTTCGCATTTTCAGAATCTACAGGGTTTGGCAGTAAGTATGCAGATCCAGGAAGTGGTATTGCAGCCTTTGGATATGGTGTTGCTTGGAATCCTGATGGAAATGCTATTGGTGCTGGATATAATGATTCAAATGGAAACGCTGCTTGGGCTTGGTCATCAGGTTTTGGAAGTAAATATGCACAACCAGCAACAAGAATTGAAGGAAGTGGTAAAGGGGTAGAATGGTCAGCAAATGGTGCAAGTATTGGTTTTGCTAGTTCCGTATCACCTCGCATCCAAGCATATCCTTGGTCATCAGGGTTTGGAACTAAGTACGCAGATCCAGCAACTTTACCTACAGGTGGAGGAAGAGATATTGCTTTTCGTGGAAATACTGATATTATTATTGCAAATACAGGAGGAACTACTCCTAACATGAGTGCTTATCCTTGGAGTCCAGGTTTTGGTACTAAATATGCAAACCCAGGAACGATACCAGGTGGTAATGGTTATGGATGTGATTTTAGTCCTTCTGGTGCTGATGTAGCACTTGCAATAGGTGCCTCACCTAAAGTTATGGCTTATCCATTTTCAGGATCAGGTTTTGGTACTAAGTATGCAGACCCAGGAACATTACCTCTAGGTTTTCGTGCACAGGGTGTTGCTTTTAACGCAACAAGTAATGCTATTGCTGTTGGTTCCTTTGACTCACCATTTATAACAGCATATCCTTGGACTTCAGGAACAGGTTTTGGTAGTAAGTTTTCAAATCCAGCAACGCTACCTCCAAGTGAAGTTCTTACAGTAGCGTTTCTTTAAAATATAAAAAGGAGAATAAAATGACAGAAGAAGTACAACTAACAGCAAGACAACTGCGCCAAAGAGAAGTAGATGCTTATCAAGCAAATATTAATGCTTATACAGCACTACTTGTTACACTTGATGGTAATTGGGATGCAGATCTAGTACATCTAAAGGATGTTCCAGGTCAAGAAGGTGCTCGTCAATGTCCAATGGATAGACTAGAGCGCTTTGCAGTTCTACAACAGTTTGAACAAGTAAGTAACTTACTTAAGACTGAAACTGTAGAATGTGCTAAAGCAAGAGCAATACTTAATATTCTTCCAGAATAATAATAATTAGGAGAAAAGGTAAATTATGAGTCTTTCTAAAAGATTGAGGGCATCTGAAGAGGCCAGAGATATGAACAGTCAATATATACTTCCATTGATTCCACCTCGCCCTTTGTTTGGCGTTGCTAACACTGGTACATATGTTGATACAGAGTCTGCTATTCGCACATCTACAGTTTACTCTTGCGTAAGACTTCTTGGAGATACCATTTCTTCATTACCAATGGGTGCATATGTACGCAGAGGAAGAAATCGTCTTTCATATGCATCAGTATATACAGAACAACCAGCATGGATTAATAAGCCAAACCCAGAATCAACAAGACTAGAATTTATTGAACAAGTAATTACTTCAATGCATCTACATGGTAATGCATTTATTTTGACGGTACGAGATGATAACAACGAAGTAACAGAACTATATGTACTAAACCCAAATGAAGTAAGAATTGAAAGACCTGTCCCAGGTGAGCCACTTGTCTATAGAATTAAAGATATAGAAAATGGCATCTACGATCAAATTTTAACAAGCAACGAAGTTCTACACATTCCACTATTTAGAATGCCAGGATCACATTATGGATTAAGTCCAATTGGTGCTTGCCGTATGTCTGTTGGTATTGCACAAGCATCTGATACATATGCTGCATCATACTTTGGTAATGCATCAAATCCTGGCGGAGTTATTGAAGTTGCAGGAGAATTAAATTCAGAACAAGCAGGAGACATTGCTCGTAACTGGCAAGAATCACATGCTGGACCATACATGTCTGGTAAAGTTGGTATTCTTTCTGGTGGTGCTGCATTTAAACCACTTCAACTAAACGCTGCTGACGCACAACTAATTGAGGTCAGACGATTCAATGTGGAAGACATTGCAAGAATATTCCGTGTCCCACTATCACTTCTAGGTCATCCTACACAAGGAGCAATGTCCTATGCATCAGTTGAAGCACAGAACCTTTCATTTGTACAACACTCATTGCGTCCATTGCTAGAGCGTTTGGAACAAGCACTATCTCCACTACTTCCTGAGTCAGATGGATTTATTCGCTTTAACCTAGATGCACTTTTGCGAGGTACAACACTAGAACGCTTTGATGCATACACAAAGGGATTAAGAGAAGGATTCTTATCACTAAATGATGTAAGAAACTACGAAGATCTATCATCACTTGGAGAATCTGGAGATCAATACAGACTTCCTCTACAAAACATTGATGCTGGTCAAGCACCACTTGTTGGAGATAAGATTAAGGCTGAAATAATTACAATGCTTGTACAGTCTGGATTTGATCCAGCAGATGCTGTAAAGGCTGTTGATATGATGCCAATCAAGCATACAGGAGTTCCTTCAACGCAACTACAACCTGTATCTATGATAGATCCAATAGATCCAGAATCAGTATACGAGGTTAAATAATGCCAATAGAAAATGTCCCAGAGTTCATTAAAAATAATGCACAAAGAGGCCTAGACTATTTAGCAGAAGGTTTCGGTGGCGATGGACTTACTGATGCTACTAAAAGAGAAGCAAGAGAGATGGCAGCAGGAAATATCTCTGATAACAAAGTAAGAAAGATGGCACCTTGGTTTGCTCGTCACAAGGTAGATGGACAAGCACCAAAGAATAAAGATTCCTCAGATCCAGGGTATCCTGGTGCAGGATTAGTTGCTTGGCTGCTTTGGGGTGGCAATGCAGATTTTGATAATGCTGCTCAGGACTGGGCACAACGCCAAATTGATAAATTAGATAATGAAACTAATAAAGCAAGGAGTAAGATGAAGAAGACAGAACGCCGTACCTTTACGGTCAGAGACATAGAGGCAAGACAGGCAGAAGACGGTACTATGCGTATGGCAGGTTATGCTGCTGTGTTTAACGAAGCATCTGTTCCTTTGCCATTCATTGAAAAGATTTCACCAGGTGCATTCACAAAAACACTTCAAGAGACACCAGATGTTCGTTTATTGGTTAACCATGAAGGATTACCTATGGCCAGAACTAAAAACGGTACAATGAGATTGTCTGAAGATGAACGAGGACTATACTTTGAAGCAGAACTAGCAAATACACAAGAAGCAAGAGATCTATATACACTTGTTGAGCGTGGAGATGTAGACCAAATGTCATTTGCATTTAGAGTAATTCGTCAAAACTGGAATAAGGCTCGTACAGAAAGAACACTTACAGA